CGACTGGCGGCCGCACACCAATACGGAGCACTGTCTAGTCCCACAAAGGCCTGTGCATGATCGCAAAGATATTTCAATTGCTGTACTGTGTATCTGCCACGCACATCATAAAAGTTGGGATGTGCTTCGATAAAATGGTCAGTTAGTCCACCTGCACACACAATGGTAAAGTCTGTGCGTTCAGTAAACAATTTTTCGTACACAGAAAACCATACATCCAAGGAAACATTTTTTGCGGCCCAGTGCCAGTTACGCATGTGAACCACAATAAATTTATCTGCAATGCGCTCTAGATCTGCATCCACTGTTATTCGATCGCTGTCAGACTCAAACAGTTCTACACTACGATCTAGGTCAGTTCTACCAAATGCACGATAAAAGTAACTGTCAAGATAATTGTTCAACGGATTAAATTCATATGCATTGTCTAGGTCTATGCAAATGTCCCAAGACTTGATGTCCCGGGGCAGAGCATCATAAGGAAATAGATAGCGCACATGCGGATTGTTTTGATACGGTTCAAGGAAATCTGTGGCCACATCAATGGTACAGTTGTCTCCGTACTGGCGTTTTAGTTCACGCACAACACCGGTACTCATGATAACATCACCGATTGCGGCTCGTCTTTGCACAAGAATTGAAATGGGTTTTTCTATTATCATTGTTTGATTTCTCTAACTGGATCATTGAGTAATTCGGCTATGGAATTTTTAAATGCCACTCTATGGTTATTCAAGTCTCGAATGGCAATGGCACGACGACCAATTTCGGCTAGCTCTACTCCGTCAATTCGACATTTTTTAAAATCGTCTTCCATGCCCCATATGATTTCATGTATGCGCTCAAGTTCTTCCAAGGGCTTGTATATTTTGTCAACGCCCAATGCAATAATTTGCTCGGTATAAAAGTCTAACTCGGCCTGATTGGCACCGTTGGTCTTACGATATTTTACCCGAGCAATGGTGTATCGGTCAACCAATTCGATTATTGGAAACTTGAATGTCATTCTATTTCTACTGTGGGAAAGTATCTGACAAAAACATCACGGTCATTGCTTCTGCGATCCAATATGCGTGTTTTGATTTCTTTGTAGAAGTTCCAGGCTAAGGGAATAAATGCCACACGTTCGTCAGTGCCAATGGTGTCTAGATAACTGCTGGGCACAATAGGACAATGCTGTCCTGGAGTGACATGATCTTGTTTCAGTGGGTTGTCGTCAATCACTGCCGCCAACGGAAACTTGATGTAGTTCAATACTGTGTTGCCTTTGGCGGCAGCACCGTAGCCCACAAGTTTATAGCCTCGATCTTTGAGATCCTGTAGCTTTGCCCGCAAGTCGGCCATGTTTGTTTCCACATTGTGTGCCCACTGTTTGTAGAAATTGTAATCCATCAGACCTTTGGTGGCTTCCATCTCAATGAGATTGGCAATGTGTGCTGTGCGTGTCTGAGTCTTGCTGACCACAAACACATAACTGGTGCCATGAATGGGGGTTTTGACCACATCAATCAAGTTTAATCCTGCACGACGACAAAGTTCATTCATGCTGTTGATGATGTAGAAATTCACATGCTCGTGATAGATGGTATCAAATTCTCCATTGAGTACCATGTCTGCCTGGCTAGTTTGGATAAAGAACAGCGTGTCATCATGCATCAGTTTCTTTAGGCTTTGCAGATACGACAGCGGGTCAGGATTGTGTGCAAAACTGTTTTGAGCAACTACCACATCAAATTGTCTGTCAATTTGAGTGGCCAGTTGTGGGCCAAAGAAGTCGCACCATATTTCGTGTTTCTTACTGCTGGCAGGGTATAGATTTTCTGCCGGATCAATGCCATAGGTTTTTAATCCCATCCGTTGAAAACAGTCAAGTTGAGAACCATCATTGCAACCAATGTCCAGCACAGTAAGTGCACCGGGCACATACTCCAATACAAAATTAGCAAACCAAGTCATGTAATCGCGGTAGGTTTTTGTAGTACCCGACACATACAAATAGTTCTTGTAGATAATTTCTGGGTCAACCACATGTGTCAACTGTAAATGATTGCAATGTTGGCAGATGTTTACAGCCAATGGGTATGTTTCTTCTGCTGTGCCTGGCTTGATATAATTATTGGCCAGCGGTTGATCAGTCAAGTCTAACATCAATTCTAGCTCAGGACTACCGCAGGCCAGACATTCGTGCAATGTGTAAGTATTTTTCATATTAATTTTTTATAGCTTGGCCATTGGGTGCAATTGATCCTTCCACACCCAACAAAGGAACTTCAGTAACCAAGTTCGGAGGAAGGAATTTATACAGCACATGTTCGATGTCTGCATAGCCGCCCATGGCCACACGCTCGGCAATGTAAGACAAGCTGTTGTTGTATACATCAATCACTTCAGGAGTCATTGTGGCTGGCCAAGACCAGAGTCTAGCCATGTATTGTAACTCAATACCAGTAACTGCAAAAGGAAACTGGCTCTGATGCTTTGGGCCAATCAAGATACGATCGGCACGTTGTTCATACAAGGACAGATCAAAATTGTCATTGAGAAGATATCGTCCTGACATTTTGTGTATACGGTCAATGCCCTCAAAGTCGCCATCGTTCCAACACATTTCTAGTGTACGTGCAAAGCACATGATTTCAGTGGTGTTTTTGACCACATCCCAGTTGTCACTGGCATATATTGCTTTGACATCTGGGTCTTCGCTAAAGTTGATCAATACATCCACTGCCGCATCCAATTGGGATTCCTGTTCAGGTAACAGTGGTGTTCCTGCACATTCCATGAGAATGATTTTGGAACCCGGAGCACGAGTGCGACAGCTTGTGATTGTTGCCAAGGTCTGTTCTAGTCTTTGTGCCGAGTTGTATACACCAAACTTGCTGTTGATGGCACTGGTTACAACAAATGCGTGTTTTACTTGAGTAGCCATCTTGAGTTCTCCAAGGTCCAGTTTACCACTTCTTCAATGCGTTCGCTGAGTTTGATCTTGGGTTCCCAACCCAGCTCTTTCAACAAGCCACCATCTAGTGCATAACGTAGGTCATGTCCCGGGCGGCTTCCGTGGAAGTCAACCATTTCGTAATTGAGAACCTTGCCTTGCACCTTGGCAATCATCTGTGCCAGTGTGAGATTGTCAATTTCTTCTGTGCCCACCAGGTTAAACTTAGGGCAATGTGCATGTCCGTAATCGCCTTGGTGTCGGTAATCTTTAAGGCCAAGAATAAACATCAGGCCGTCGGCCACATCCTTGGCGTGGATGTACATGCGTGTACCAGCATGGCGGCGTGTGGGGTCTGCATGAATGTAGACTCGCTCTCCGTCTCGGGCACGTTGAATCACCATAGGAATAAACTTTTCTGGGTGCTGGCGCTCACCAAACACATTCATGGTATGCGTGACCACAATGGGCATCTTGTAGGTATTTTCGTAGGCCACACAGAATTCTTCTGCGGCAGCTTTTGAAGCCGAATAAGGATTGGTACTGTTATAACGATCATATTCTCGGTAGCTGACACCAGGTGGTGCAACACCAAAGATTTCATCAGTTGAGAAATAAACAAAACGTTCTAGATTGGGCAAGTGACGGCGAGCATAGTCCAACATGTTGACTGTGCCGACCACGTTGTCTTGCACAAACTCCATGGGATACTGAATACTGCGATCCACATGACTGCCGGCAGCCAAGTGCAAGATGATGTCCACTGGGCCTATCTGTTTCACGATCATTTCGTTCAGTTCGGCTTTGAGATCATGGAACACGATACGCAGACGACTTGACACCACTGCCGGATCATGATCCTGTAGCATGTCGTGCAAGCGATTTAGGTTGCCCGAAATGTCCAATCGGTCCAGGCATACAATGCGCCAGTCAGTGTCACGGAGAATTTTATCGATCACGTGGTGTGCAATAAAGCCAGCACCACCAGTAATAAGTACATTTTTTGTCATTTTTGTCCTAATTGATTTTAACTATTATACGGGTAAGCAGGCAATAGATCAAGAGCACGTGACTCTGTTTCTGCCAAAATAAACTTACTGTACTTGTCTTGATGTTGTACCAAGGTGTGAGGGAAATAGGAATCCAGTTCTACCACTGTGTAACGATCCGAACTGTTTTGTTGCCAACTGGTTCGTTGCTCGATCGACTTGTCCGGGTCAATTTGGGCCAGGAAGTCAGGATTGTTTACTTCGGTGTGTGCAAAGCTCTGTGCCTTGTCCAACAACCATGTTTTATCGCCCATGTAACCAAAATGCCAACCACCGTGTTCAACCACTTCGCAACCATCGTTGCGGAATTGATATGGAGAGTCCATGAAGTTGAATCGCAATTGACGGAAAGCATCAGGCTGGATGTCGTCAAACAAACTGCGACGACCTGCCATGGCCCAAATGTTATAACGATCTGGGTTCACCTTCATGTAGTTGAATTTGAAATTGCTGATGGTCATACGCAAGGCAAACAGGCTCTGTTCACTAGTTCGCATGTGCTCGACCGCAGCCGGGCGAATGATCTCGTCAAGATCCGAAATCATGATCAAGTCATTGGCATCAGCTGACACAATGCCACGCATGATCTGGTCACGTTGGAAACGATCATTGACCCATGCATCTGGGTGCCCAGGCATGTTTTCCACTTTGACATGAATGATCTTGTCGGCCCACTGGCTGTAACGCGATTGGTTTTGTTCGTAGTAAAATGGTTTTGGGCGGCTGGTGTAGGTGGTGTTGGATTCAACCAAAACAAAGTGATCCACATGATCATACAGTTCTTGTAATCTCAGTTCCAGTAAATCAAGCTCGTTGTAAAAGGGGAAGCAATCGTAGATTTTCATAGCAGTATTTAACTATAATAAATATTGTAGACAACATTTTCAAGGAACGCAATGTACGCTGTAGCCAGTATCAATACCGAGAACTATCAAGATCTCGCAGACCTAACCGACGCACCCAAACAAGAATACTGTGACCTACACGGCTACAAATTCTTTGTACTCAAAAGCACACCGTACAGCTCAATCATGGGCTTTAACAAAATCCACTATGTGCGAGAGTTGTTTGACAGGTATCCTGACATCGAATGGTTGCTGTTCAGCGAGTGCGATGCCATGATCACCAACTTCAACATCACCATGGAAGACAAAATCGACAACAACTATCATTTTATCTTGCCAGTGGATCGACTCAATTTGAATTCTGGTAACTTTCTTGCTCGCAATAGTGAGCAAGGTCGTGCATACTTACAGATGATTATAGACAAAGAACCCGAGTATGTCGATGTAGAATGGGCAGAGCAACAGGTCATCATTGACACCATCGATGAGTACAGCAACATAGTCAAAATTGTACCACAGCGTTACATGAACAGCTACGAGCCTGCAATCTATGACTACTGCGATGCTCGTTATGATATTTTTGGTAATAGTGCGGCATGGGAACCCGGTGACTGGATTGTACACTGGCCCGGCACATATAAACCAACTCGTATTAGCCGAGCACAAGAGCTAACCAAACTGATAGTCAAATGAAAATTTTTATCACAGGCACCACTGGCTTCTTGGGCAGAAGCCTCAGAGAACATCTATCTGCCAAACACGACATTGCCGAGTACACGAGAGGTACCGACATCTTCATGATGTTGGAAGTAGCACAGCCAGATTTGATCATCAACTGTGCCGGTGAAATATATGATGCCAACAAAATGTATCGTACCAATGTGGATTTGGTTGAAACCATACTGGAATGGGTCAAACGTCATCCGGCCACACGCTTGATACAGATTGGATCCAGTGCCGAATATGGCCCTGTGGATCGGCCCACCAAAGAAACAGATCCCATTGCTCCTGTTGATGTGTATCAAGCCACCAAAGGTGCGGCAACACTGATGTGCCAGGGCCATGCCAGACAGTTTGGATTACAGACTCTGGTGGCACGTATCTACAGCGGATACGGCCCATATGAACGCCCACACCGACTGTTTCCGCGACTGTATCGTGCGTTCTTTGAAAACGAACCAATGAAACTGTTTGACGGTGTACACGACTTTATCTACATTGATGATTTTGTACGTGGTATTGATTTGGTTTTGGAACAAGAATGGCCCGCTGGAGAAATTGTAAACTTTGGCTCGGGCATTCAGTATCACAACATCACGGTGCTCAAGGTCTGGGAACAAGTGACTGGTCGTACCGCTCCTGTTGAATACGAAGCCAGAATGAGCAAGGCATATGAAAGTCATGTGTGGTGTTGCAACACCGACTATGCTTTTAAAAAATACGGATTCAAAACAGAATTCAGCCTGGAAGCAGGCATCAAAGACTTTATAAGGAAAATGCAATGAAGCCGTTTGGACAAGACGAAGGTGTCAAGATTGATCATGCTCATGCAGAATTACTGCGTGGCTTGATCATGTCTAACAAGCCCAGTACTGTGTTAGAAATTGGACTGGGAGGTGGCGCCAGTGCCGACGCCATGCTGGAAGGCTTGGCCTATAACCAACTGATCTACGACTACACCATAGTAGACAACTGGATGGACTGGGGCGGTGTATGCCCAGACGGAGTAGAAGAAAAGTACAGCGACCGCTGTCGAATCATTACCATGGGCGAACGAGAGTTTGTGTTTGGCACTGACAAAAAGTGGGACTTTATCATGAGCGACGGTGATCACCACAACACCGATCAATGGTTTGAGTATGTGTACCACAATTTGCTCAACCCCGGCGGTATATTGGTTTATCATGATGTGCATCTACGAGATGTAGCCGACGGCTTTCCCAACTTGCGACAAATATATTTCAGATGTCGAGAGTTTGGTATACCTCATCATTTGTTCAACGCAGATTCAAGACCCGACGAGCGATGCTGGCGCGGTCTATTAGTAATTTTCAAACCCAAGGAATAACAATGTTTTGTCAACCCGGATATTATTTTTTTAATCACGAGCTAACATATAGCCCCTACAACTATTTAGAGATAGGTGTGTTCAATGGTGACAGCATTGCTGGCATTGCAAAAACACATCCCAATAGAATCATTTACGGTGTAGATCCTTTTATCGAAGACGGATGCACAGTGGAGCATACTGGTGTCAATGTCAACGAGTTCATGCCCACACAGAAACAAAACACAGAAGCCAACATTGAAGGTGTTGAAAATGTTGTGCTGTTTGAAATGCTTAGTTCAGAATTGGCAGATGCACTAACCGACGAGTTGGTGGCTGACATGAATGTGGCCTGGGTCTTGATCGACGGCAGTCATCACTATGATGACGTGACCAATGACTACCGGTTGGCCATGCGCCTGATAGGCGATCGCAAAGGTGGTGTAGTGTTTGATGACTTGAACTTGCCTGGCGTTCAACAAGCATATAACGAATTTTTGATTGAACATGCTGGCCGTGTTTCGGCACCCATTGACTTATACGAATCCGAGCACCCCGGACACATTATTGCACATTTTATAAACCCATGACAAATTTAGAACACAGATTAATTGATATCACATATCAAGAAAAACTAAGTCACTTGAGCAGTACCTTGAGTGCCTTGCCCATCATTGAAGAAATTTACGCCCAACGGGCCGATGACGAAGTATTCATTCTCAGCAACGGACATGCCGGACTGGCCCTGTATGTTGTGTTGGAAAAATACTACGGAGTTGATCCTGTGGAACTGCTACACAAACATGGTATCCACCCGGGCAAAGATTTGCCCAATCACCTATACTGCTCAACCGGCAGTTTGGGCAGTGGGCTTCCAGTTGCTGTAGGGCATGCACTTGCCACACCCAACAAGCGAGTCTACTGCATGATCAGTGACGGTGAGTGTGCCGAAGGCAGTATCTGGGAAAGCCTGCGCTTTATTGCTGATCATCCGGTCGACAATCTTGAAGTGTATGTGAACATCAACGGCATGGGTGCTTACGACATGATTGACAAAGATCGTTTGGTTGCTCGACTAAAGGCATTTTTGCCCAGAATCAACATCAGAGTCAGTGATCCGCATCAGTGGACTTTTGCACAAGACCTGCTGACACACTACTATGTTCTTAAACCAACAGACTATGCGGAGGTATTGGCATCATGAGAAGAGAATGTGCTCAACTGTTATTAGAAGAAATGTCAGCGAATGATCGTATTCGTGTGATCACTGCCGATCTAGGATTTGGTGTACTGGATCATATCCGTAACGCTTATCCAGATCGTTTTTACAATGTGGGTGCTGCCGAACAACTCATGATTGGTGTTGCTGTGGGCATGGCCGAACAAGGCCTGATTCCTGTGTGCTACTCCATGAGTTCATTCTTGCTGTATCGCCCGTTTGAAATGTTGCGTAACTATGTGGACTATGAGAAAATCAATGTCAAACTGTTGGGCAGTGGACGGGACCGAGACTACAGTCACGATGGCATCACACACTGGGCACACGACGATGAAGAAGTGCTGTCCAGCTTGCCAAACATTTCGGTCTACAAACCCAAAGACCTACAAGAACTAAAACAAGATTTCTCAGACTGGATCAACGGTGCCGAACCAGCTTACTTGAACCTGCGGAGAGCATTATGAAACGTGTTGTATATGTAACTGGCTGTCTGGGCTTGATTGGCTATCATGTGACTCGAGCCTGCCTTGATGCAGGATGGATAGTTAGAGGCATCGATAAATGCACTTATGCGGCCAATACCGACCTCTTACCTACACTAACTGCCTACAAAAACTTCACCTTTGACAATCGTGACATCAACGACATTGATCGTCTGTATGATTGTGATTACATCATCAATACCGCGGCCGAAACGCACGTGGACAACAGCATTGCCAGCTCTGAGGTGTTTCTAAAAAGCAACATCAACGGTGTGTGGCACTTGTTGGAATTGATCAAGGCGGCCAAGTACAAGCCCACATTATTGCACTTCAGCACAGACGAAGTGTATGGTGATATCGAATCTGGTGCATTCACAGAAACTGACTTGCTCAAACCCAGCAATCCATATTCGGCCACCAAAGCAGCCGCCGACCAATTGATCTTGGCCTGGGCAAGAACATTTGATGTGCCGTATGTGATTGTTCGGCCAACCAACAATTATGGTATCGGTCAGTATATTGAAAAGTTCATACCCAAGAGCATCAAACACTTGAGTCTTGGTAGACCAATTCTGTTGCACGATGCTGGTCTACCACGCCGTACTTGGTTACATGCATCAGACACTGCACAGGCCATCATTTGCCTGATCGAGTCCGGTGTCAAGAACGAGATCTTTAACATATCCGGCAACTACGAAGAACAGAACATTGTGATTGCACAAAAGATTATCAACTTGTTTGATCCCAAGATCGACACCAACCACTACGACCAATTGCTTGATACTTCGGTACGACGTCAAGGACAAGATGTGCGATATGCCATCGACGATTCCAAAATAAAAGCCCTGGGTTGGAAGCCCAAGGCTGAATTTGATCAAGAGTTACCTGGAATAGTTGATTACTATTCCCAACACTTTATTTGGTAATTATTCGTCGGCGTCGTCACTGGTCACACGTTGACCCAGGTACTGTTTGACTGAGCGCATTAACTTGCGTTCAGTATCGTACACAAATTCTCGTGTTTCATCTTGCGTGGTAACTACTAAAATAAAACCATTGGCGGCTTTACGAATTTCTAAACTTTCAAACATTTGAGACTTCCTTTTGGTTGGTGGATAACGTATTATAACACATCAAGAAAAAATGATCAAGAAAAAGCCCGCCGAAGCGGGCTTTTGTTTTGCCAAATTAGAAGCGATGTACTAGACCAATTGCGTATGCAGTTTGGTCGAAACCAGCCGCACTAAATGCACTTGGATAGTTGCCAGCGCCAGCTTGTGTATTCAAGTTGGCATTGCCGCCACCGAATGCACCAAAGCCACTTGCACCACGGTTCTGTGAATGTGCTACGCCAGCATAGGCATTTGTGCGCTTGCTGAATTCGTAGCTGGCCATCAAGCTGGTGATCTTTGAATCATTGCCACCGTTTTGCTTGTCGCTCAGATTGTAGAAACCTGCAGACAATTCAATCTTGGGTGCTACACGATATGCACCAGTCAATTGAACCAACTCAAAATTGCTGTTTGCTTGGTTTGCTTTGCTTGGGTTTTTCAAGTTGGCATAACCTGCACCAATTTTGGCTTTGCCGACTGTGTAGTTTGCACCAACTCCATACACTGTGGCCACTTCGTTGCCGGTAGAGTCATTTGCTGTGTTATAAATCACGCTGGATTTTAATGCACCTTGATTAAAGTTGACAATGGCAATGCGACGGCTACTTGCATCGGTATTGCCCAATGTACCGTCACCAGCAACACCACCCACTGTGTAAACCAATGTTCCGCTTACTGGACCAAAGGCTGGTGTATCGTAGCGAATTGCATTGCTCAAAAATGTGCTACCAGTTAGACTATTTAGACCAGACTTGGTAGTGGTACCACCAAAACTTGAGCCATCAGCATAAAAGATTGCGCCTGTACCAAAGTTACGACCTTCTTGTACATCACCAACCAGGAACGATTGATAGGCTGCAGATGCCTGACGACCCAGTGTCACTTTACCAAAACTGCCACCCAGTGATACGTTCGAGGCACGCTGAAATGCACCATTGGCTGCGCCGCTAGAAGAGCTAAGACCTTGTGTACCGTCGTTTGGCATAACTTGCATTTCTAGGTTAAAACCGGCTGTCAGTCCGTTGCCTAGATCTTCAGTACTGCGAACACCCAAGCGACTGGTGTACATTGTACCACTCACCATCTCTGTTGCATTTTGTTTACCACCAGCACCAACGCCGTCGGTAACAACAACACCGGCATCAAGCAAGCCGTAGACTTGAGTTTGTGCATTGGCTACGCCAACACCTGCGGCCACCATAAGGGCCAAAATTAACTTCTTCATATATTCTCCTAAGGGTTAAAAAAGTAAGTATGAGCAGTGTAACATGCTCTGATTGATGTGTCAATTTATTTCGAACAAAATTATTTATTGTATACCCGTGGAGCAGGCAATGTTTTCAGCTCAAATTGTCTGTAATTAACAGGAAATATGCTGTTTTTATGATCTTCCCAACCATCAATCAGCTGTTTGACCATGTGTGCAAACCGTATGTTGTTTTCCCGGCTCATGTGGCAGGTGCGAGTATCGTTGACCTGCATTTCACTGGATGCACCTGCTTCATGGTTGCTGATTGCTTCAAATTCAAAGTCCAGTAATAGACCTTGTTGGTGATGTTCACGTGCATATCGTTGACCAATGTCTGTTATGGGCAAAAATACAAACTTGGTGTTTGGGTATCGATGGGTCAAATCCATGAGCCATTTGACCTTGAGACTGTAGTGCAAGTAAGTTTCATACTCGGACCATATCCATTTGACATAACCGTTGAATGCTTGGTTGAATTCTTTCCACTCGTGCTCAGGGAACGGTTTATAGTTGATGGTTGTGGATCTTAAAAATTCTTGTTGGTAAGGACGTTCGTTGTAGTAACGATGAATGTATGTGAATCCGATCACCGCAATGTCCGGTGCCTCGGTGATGTTTTCACAATCTCGTAAGGTTTGCGTTATACTGGCACCCGGATAGCCCGACTCTATTATGTCCGCTCCAATACTCTTTGCCAGTATGTTAGTCCACGCAAAAGGGTCATTGAGAGCCATCAAAAAGCTGTCGCCGTAAAAACCTATCTTCATATGTCAGTGGAGCGGGGCAGGAGAATCGAACTCCTCGCTTTAGCTTGGAAGGCTAAGGTATTACCACTATACGAGCCCCGCATGTTAGTTTATGTATTTAATCGGCCACATGCCGCTGATAAAACCAGTCAATTGATAATAGTCTTGAAAGTACTTTTTGTCAATCACTGTGTGCAAGTATTTAAAGTTTTCTTCAGTCACACCACGGAGATATTGAATCACTTGATCGCCCAATGGATATAACAATATGTCAGCACCCAAATTCAGACTGGTACTTTTTTGTGCCTGGAACGTGGTCAGGTCGTAGTTTGGATAAATCACTTTCCTAACTGCCGGCTCGTAGTAACTGCGCTTGATGTTTGGCCATTGGATGTGTTGTTTCAATTCAGGATTTGCTTCAAAGTACTTGACCAACAGGTGTGCCTGTTTGACCAACAACTCAGGGCAGTCCTGACTCCAAAAAAAGCATTCCGACTGCTCCCAATGATTAGAAGGCACACTGACCATGGCCACCATGTCCAGAAAATAGAATCTGTATGCACCTTGATCTATGCATATCCTTGGCTTGTCTAGTCCCCAAACCACAGCATTACGACTGCTCTTGCTGAGAGCACGGTCAACTGCTGATGCATTCCACCTTACCATAGAGTAGGGTGCAAAGTTGATTGATCGATTGGCAATGTAGCCTTCGTCCACTTTGACTCGATCAATATTCTCGGCCCAGTCGTTGATGGTGATTTTTATGTTGGGGTGCGTCTGCGCCAGCTGTTTTAACTTGGGCTCAATGGCAAAATCCCATTCGCTAAATGTGTTTTCGTATCTGGTATCCAACCTGTTGGGTTGATAGGCATTACGCAAACTGGCAGGCCAGGTAACAACTACTTCATCAACTTTGAGATTGTTGTGCAAAAACGAATCCAGTACTGTCTGACTGTCACTGCCGGCACTGTACATGATCACAATGTAGTCGTATTTTTCTCTTATCTGCCGGGCACGCCGCGCATACAGTTCCAGAATGGATTCTGTGGGCTCCACTTGCCAATTGACTCGACCAAACACATCATCGTGAAAGTGCCAGGTGGGGTGCGTGTTTGATTGTGTGCCAGCAATCAAGGCCGGTATCTTTTGCTCAAACACCTGATTGCCCACACTGTAGTAACCGTGATTCATTTTACTTGACTTGTGACCAAAGTTCTCGAGTGAAGTCAACTTGATCTTTGACAAATTTTTTCAATGCATCGCCTTCCAACACATTGGTAACTTGTACGTTGGCCTCGGCCAACTGTCGCTGTTCGGCACTGTTGAAAATCTTGACCAGTCGGGCTGTCAATTGTGTACGCTGTGCTTCAGGCATGTCTCTAGGCACACTGACAGCATTGTAACTGGCATACTGTTTGAAATCGGCCTTTTCGTTCACAAGATTTTTATAAGATTTCATGGTAGGCACATCTTTGAGAGCAATATAGCCTAGTGCTCTAAACTTGCCCGATTCGGCCACACTTAAACCACCGCCCACATCCATGGCCATATCAAGTGAGTTGTCGCTCAATGTTGGAAAGAAATCGGTGGCACGTTTAAACGGAATAGACACCAACGGTACTTTATACTGCCGTGCTAGATCGGCCACAACCACTTTCTGGTAGCCCAGGTACACTCCCACGTTGATGGGACGATTCAAACCACGATAGTAATCCATTGTTTGTTTGAGATTGGCAAATGCCGGAGCAGAGTTGTTGGTATAGAACACAATGGGTGCGTCAGCCCACTTGATGATGGGATAAAGATCCTGTGTGTAGTGTTCAATGCCGGCATGCACAAATTGGTTCTGTACCACAGCCGAGCTGCCATGACACAGCATCTTGGTTGGTGTTGTGGTGTTTTGTAGCATGGCCTTGATGGCCACAATGTTGTCAAGACCAGCCATGGGGTAAAATGCCACTGTGTCACCGTGGTCTTTTTCATACTGTTGCGACATAGCACGGCACAAGACCTCCAGTGGGCCACCCACACTACCGATATAGATTGCTACGGGTTCGGCAAACGCAGACGTTGACAGGGTAAACAGCAATGCCAGAATATATTTTTTCATAAAGTCCTTTAGGTTAGGTTGTTGGTGCCGTCGGCAGGATTTGAACTCGCGACCCCCGCATTACAAGTGCGGTGCTCTACCAACTGAGCTACAACGGCGTTAAATCAAAAGTATTCGTAGTTGACTGTGTCAGTATTACTTTGCAGTATTATAGCACCGTTCTTGAGATGAAATCTACGGGCCATGTCTGTTTTTGGACTGAGTGTCACAAAACGCTCAACCGAAGGATACAGTTGTTTGATTGCATTGACTGTTTCTCTCAGTAGTTGTACACCAGCCCCTGGGCTATAACTCCAGATGGTATAAAATACTGCGGTGGTGAAAGTATCTGAGTCGCCCAGTTCGTCAACTGCGGTTGGCACACGATCCAGTAGATTTACACATACCATGGCCAAGGGCGAGCCGTCTACCAATGCACTCACAAACCTGTTGGGGCCCACGCGAAATTCTTTTGGAATTTCTGGACGCACTGGGTCGTCTTGGATAAATTCCAGCAAGGGGTCGTGTAGGTCTGTGATTATCGATAGCATAATGTGTGTATATATCATTTTGGGTCTCAAGCGACCCAGGTTTTTGAAATTATACAGACTTACGCAAACGATCTAGGGTATCATCCATGTCGCCCACATGATAAATGCCAATGCCGCCGGCCTGGTTCCATTCATCAATGTTGCTACGACGGTCATCTACTAGAATATTGCGTTGGCCTGCACGTAACCACTTGTCGTGGCTGTAGGGACCAAACCAGACTGGAATACCAGGAAAGTGTATGTCAACCCATTTGACTTTGTCATAAAAGGCAAACGGCACATCGTTACCGTGTGGTACCGCTGTCAAGAACTTGACATCCATGTCATTTTCATGTGCCAGGATCAATGCTGTTCTTACCAGCTCATCGGCTCTGGCACAAACTGGAAGATTGAAATACAGATGAGGATCTGCGGTGATACGTTGCCAAACCGAGTCGGGGTATTTGTCATTGACCTTGACATCTGCACCGGCCAACTTTGATGCATGAGCATCAAAATCTGCAACTACGCCATCCATGTCTAAAAAGATTGTACGCATGATTTCCTTGATTATTGGCAGTGAGTGTGGGATTCGAACCCACGTGCCATTTTTTAGATGACAAACACCTTAGCAGGGTGCCGATTTCAGCCTCTCATCCAACTCACTATATATTGGTGCCCAAAGCGAGACTCGAACTCGCACGCCTCTCGGCACCGGCTTCTAAGACCGGGGTGTCTACCAATTCCACCATCTGGGCATTTGAACTAAAAAGTTTAGACACATAAATCCTGCTTTACAACTGTGGACTGCTAGACCCCAAACCGTCGTTCAGGCTTCTTGCTTTAACGGCCTGATTTTAACGGCTCTGCACGGACCAAATCACACCAGCGTTGTCACAGACTCTCAGAACTTTCGCAACTTTAAAATCTTGGTGTCGCCTCAGGAATACCTGATATTAAAGAATTATTGGGCGGCCTGTGCATTGTTGCTACTAATCTTACCAACAAGTATCAGAACGTTGTCAAACGTGTGTCTAAACTTTTTAGCTCAACTTTTTAATGAACATGTGTACATTATATATGAAATTTTGAATACTGTCAACAAATTAGGCGGGGCTTGTTACCCCAAGATGTCCGTACCTGGCTGTTCCTTTCCAGTTCACCAGTAAATCCTGGCTATACGTCTTTGCAGTCCTTTCGGATCCTGTGCCGGACAATTCAATTACATGACGGGACCGTTGCCGTTCCTGAATCCCACAGTGCCACCTTGTTCCGTAATCCTCTTTAAGGCATCCTCAAAAAGGATAGGAGCGAAGTCTGTTTGTTCAACACAGGCACACCAATATCTTGGATCGATCTCATCGCTGTATAAGATTTCACCAGTTCGGGCATCAACACCACGAGCCTTCATAACTCTGTTGGCGTGTAAGTGTCCGTGTATATTACAACCAAACCTACCAAGGCTCGCTTCGTGAACAGGAATATGACTTAAAATAAGTCCATTCATCACATGGTAGGCACGTAATTCACGGAAGTAAGCCCTATACTCGTCATCACGAAAGATATCGTGGTTGCCACGGATAAGCACCTTGTCACCGTTCAGCCGAGCCAGCGTGGCCATGGCCCTGCGGTTGATCACAACATCGCCAAGATGGTACACTTTGTCGTTGGGCCTAACACGTTCGTTCCAGGCCTGGACCATGGCTTCGTCCATCTCTGCGGCATCGTCCCAAGGGCGAAGTTTTGTAACACCATCGTTACGGGTGAAACGACACACACCTGCATGACCAAAGTGCGTATCACTAACTAGAAATACTGCTGGCATAGTCGCCTCCTTTCTTAACAATTTACATCTATTTTTCGGCCTTTATCAAGATCAAGGCGAAGATTCCTGGCCACTCGCTCGGCAATGATGCGATCAAAATTACGCTTTTCTACAACCTTGGTATAATCTTGTTGACGTTTAGAATCTTGTCGGACACGATCCATGTACCATTGATCTTGATAATGATTCACTGGCGAAATTTTAACTGACATACCAAATCTCCCGGAAGCCTTCAGACTCGTCCGGAATTTCAAAATTCTGGATCATGTTTTCTACAACATCAACAGGAATCAACTTGCCTGGACGACTGGCCAATCGACTGACCAGTTCGTTGGCCTCGGGGCATCTGAATACCACGGCAACATGTTCGTAGTCGGGCAACATGTTGAACTTGCGAGCACGACTGGCCACTGTGGTCGACGTTTGATCCCAGATTATGTCTTGACCTGCATCTCTGGCACGGACAACTTTATCGGCCATCAGCTTGACTGCTGTGGGCATGTAGTCCTCAAAGACTTCCGAGTATGTTTGACCGCACTCTCGCGCATAGTCTTCCACAAACTCATCTGTGGATACCACCACACATTCACCAATCCAATCTTGATTGGCCACCCAGGTGCTTTTGCCGCTGGCCGGGATTCCCACTAGTTGATAACACTTAGGCATTGCTTTTGTCCTCTACCAATTTACATAACAGTTGAAAATGTTCAAATGCTTCACGTACACTGGCATGCTTCATCAAACGATCAGCTTCCGCCTGCATGGCCCGTACAGCTTCTTCAGCTACTTCTCTAGCACTGGGCCATTCTAGACATCGAGCTTCTTCACCAAACTCTTTGATCAAATTTTCCCAGGCCGCTTGTTGTGCTGGGGTAATTGGAGCACGTTTAGGTCGCAAGTCGCTGGCTTGTCTAATCGCTTCACTGATTTTGTCCTCAGCAACTCGACCAGCGGCAATCATTGCGGCATAGTTAGGATCAATATTGAACACACGAGTCATGCCTCCAGGATAACTCATAACCAAATGATTACCTTTTGGAAAACTGTCCAACAGTTCGTTATCATACTCGGCAACAGGCACATACCTGCGTCCAACTTTTTCGTAAAATATCTTTTTCATTGATCTTACCTTATTTGAAAGTGCGCCAATCATCCGTGTTTGGCTTTTCATCGGCATCATAGGTCCAACCCAATGCCCGCATCATGCGATGCTTGACCAACAGGTTAGGGCTACGAAAACGCTTGGTATCGTCGAAGCCCAACATGACACCCACTTCACAAACTGCACCCGAACGGCAGATGCCTGCAAAGCAATGCACAACCACATTCATGCGATTGTCTAGTGCATGTTGCAATAAACGAACAAGCTCTGCGGCCTGCTCGTGACTGCACTTCATTGCTTCTTCTAGCACCGAATCTTTTTCTTCCACATCCAAAAACTCAAAGTTGTGAATTTCTTTGAACTGGTGCTTGGGCGTGGGACGCCAGCTTGCTGGATCCACAATGCTGATCAGCATACTGTTTGGGCCAGCATCGTGATGAAACCCAATGGGTATATCGGCGGCGGCTACATTTTCGATCCATGGCATTGCGTTCTCCTTTTGAACTATTGTACTTGATCTTGGATTATTTGTCAATCTGGTGCTGATAGCGGGAATCGAACCCACGACCTCATCCTTACCAAGGATGCGCTCTACCGACTGAGCCATATCAGCATGGTAGGTCCAACTGGGATCGAACCAGTGGTCTTCACGATGTCAACGTGACGATTTACCGCTAATCTATGGACCTGTAAACATACAACTTATCTTATTATACTCCGTATGTCAGGGAGAGGCCTGGTACCCCTACTCTGATTCGAACAGAGAGAACTGCTCCTTTTGAGAGAGCCGACTTTACCAATTTGTCCATAGGGGCATGGTTTGGTACCAACGACTGGGATCGAACCAGTGACACCGGGATTTTCAGTCCCGTGCTCTACCTACTGAGCTACATTGGCATAAATGGTACCCCCGCTAGGATTCGAACCTAGGACGCTCGCTAATCTGGCGACGATGCAGGGTATAAGCCTGGTGTTTTACCACTAAACTACAGGGGCATCAAATTTGAAAAAATACTGTAAATAACTGTATGTCCATTCCAAAACACTTTACTGAATTGATTGAAGAAATTTTAAAATCTAAAGCTGGAATGTACCCCGACGCCCGTAGACAACTGCTGTACGAACGTGGTTATCTAACTGGAATTTTGGCCAGGCTGGCCTACGATGACTCCAGTGTTCGTGTAAAACTAGAACACATCTTGAAACGCAATCGCGAAAAATAATAAATGGCCGAAGCGGTGAGATTCGAACTCACGGACCCATCACTGAGCCGACAGTTTTCAAGACTGTTGCAATAAACCGGACTCTGCCACACTTCGATAAATTGGCACCCCAACCAGGGTTCGAACCTGGGACGACTGAGTCAAAGTCAGTTGTGTTACCGCTACACCATCGGGGAATAAAACTGGTGCCCCCAGAGAGAATCGAACTCCCGTCCTCGGATTACAAAACCGATGTTCTACCATTTAACTACAGGGGCAAAAACTTTTTAGGGGTGACCACTGGGAGTTGAACCCAGACTAAGAGAATCACAATCTCGGGTGCTACCGCTACACTATGGCCACACCTAAAAAGTCTAAATGGTGGTGATAGTTAGATTTGAACTAACGACCGGCCGCGTATGAAGCGGATGCACTACCACTGTGCTATATCACCATATAGAAACACACTTAACAAAGTCTCCCAGCGCCTACGTCTGTGAGGGGAAAATGTGTTTGTATATGGTAGGACCAGCGAGATTCGAACTCGCGACCAATGGATTAAAAGTCCACTGCTCTACCGGCTGAGCTATAGTCCCAAAAAAAAAAAATTAATATGCTAGGCTTGGAGCCTGGGATTTGAACTGACGACGTAGAGCCTTATGGCTTTTTTGATGTGCGCCAGCTTGACGAAATTTTGCCAGCCGCACCAAGGGATTGCGTGGCGCAACGGCAGGAACAACTAATTTTTTAGTTTGCTTCATGGCAATCTCCTTGTTAAAGTAGTATTATACAATATGTTGATTTATTGGTCAACTTTGGTGCGACCGGAGAGATTCGAACTCCCGACACCTGACTTCGTAGGCCAGTACTCTATCCAGCTGAGCTACGGTCGCATTGTTTGGCCGGTCTTGCAGGAATCGAACCCACATCTCCAAGTTCGAAGCATGGCATTCTATCCATTGAACTAAAGACCGTGCATGGAGTACAGGGTGAGATTTGAACTCACGGTTTTCGGGATTTGCAATCCCGTGCAATGGGCCGCTCTGCCACCTGTACATGATATTGGTTGCGGAGGAGGGAGTCGAACCCCCAACACCAGCTTATGAGACTGGTAAGATACCGTTTCTATACTCCGCGATAAACTTTGGCGTCCCCCTAGGGACTCGAACCCCAACGAACGGTTTTGGAGACCGCTATGCTGCCATTACATCAGAGAGACATTAAAAAGGTACTCGCCGCGGGAATCGAACCCGACTGTTTAACTCCTTATCTTCCTGGCACTTTCGGTAGTTAGTCGACTTAGTACCTAACTCGTGTTATCCAGTGTAGTTAAACTTCAGCAAGTATAAATTGGCGGAAACGGTGAGATTCGAACTCACGGTGCCTTTCGACACGACAGTTTTCAAGACTGTTGCAATAAACCGGACTCTGCCACATTTCCATTATTTGGTGGAGGCGGTAGGAATCGAACCTACGGTGTTTCTGATGTCACTGATTTACAGTCAGCTGCCTTCGCCGCTCGGCACACACCTCCATAGCACACTGTTTCCAATGTGTATATTAAAACATTCTAATAACGCCTGCTATGCAGTACCACGCTATGGGTGTGGCCGTCCCTATAGAATGCTTTAATATAACTAGTATTTTTTTATCCACAAAAGGATAAGCCATCCACTAGTCCGCCCGTTCGTCTATGTTTTAAGTGCAGACTAGGTCCTCGTTACCTATACACACTTTGCGGTCTACAATTACTCGTGAGCAATCTCGCGCTTTCTAACAAGATT